TGGTACCTCATTGCTGGAAAACATGAGGTACCAGTGAGTATGATTGAAGGTATCGAAGAAGATTAGAGTGCCAGGCTTTGACGTATATCGCACATACCTTGCGATGAAACAACACTTTACCAAGGAGAATTTTGACTTCTTTCAGTATGACGGAAAGGTTAGGGCGAAGGAGAACACGTACCTCCAAAGACCCGACTTCTATTTCTTCGAGACGTTGTCTCGCAAACTCTCAGATCAGGAGGTCAAAGAGTACCTACTTGCCTCATTCGTCAAAGCAGATAATCCATCCAAAGTCTGGATCGGAGATATCAAGCTCCGTGGTAAAGATTGCTGGTTGGCATGGACGAAACAAAACCAGAGTATGCAATATCTTGTTAAGCAAGATCTTAGTACAATGGTTGACCATATGGCAGCCAAGGGGTATTCCTTTAACGATCTATTTGAAACGATGGGAGGACATCCTCCCGCCTTACGGCTCTATATCAGAGGATCAATTAGTCTAGAGACTTTAATAATCCTGGATATGGTGTTAAAATTTAAAGGTACCTGGGATAAGGATATGAAAGACCCACTTTGGGAATTGCTAAGCCTAAAAATCAGTAAGTATAAACCTTTTCTTTCCATCCCTACACATAAATACAAGAAACTGATGAAGGAGATGTTCTTATGAGTCTTCACGATTCACCATTTGCCATGAGAGAATCTGAGGAGATCATAGAACTCCAAGAAAGACTGAGGTTCTTACAGGACATCGTCAACACCATGACAGATGAAGATGACTTAGATGAAAACTTTTCATCAGACTTCATGCACACATTGTATGCTCTGATTGAGAAACAACTCATCATTGTCACTCGATTAAAATTATCCGAAGATGATGTAGATAAGTTTATGTTAGAAACTCTGAATGAAGATGCCAGAAATGAAGGTATGCCTGTTGGTACTGACCTCTATTCCTACCTCCTCCAGAGACGAAGAGACATCCTTGAGAAGATCGCCGAGATGGAAGGGGAAGACCTTGACGAACTATCGGATATAGATTAAAATAGAATACACGGACCATGGCCGAAGTCCCAAAACTCTTGCACGTTGTACCCAACTAATCCTACGAATCTTATGTCGTTTTCAAGTCTAAAGAAGAACAAGGCCTCCGTGTTCTCTCAGCTCCAAAAGCAACTGGAGCAATCCACCAAAGTCGGTACCGTTGATGAACGCTTCTGGCGTCCAACTACTGACAAAGCAGGTAATGGTTTCGCCATCATTCGTTTCCTCCCTGCTGTCGAAGGTGAAGATATGCCCTTTGTGAAAATGTACTCCCACGCCTTCCAAGGCACTGGTGGTTGGTACATTGAGAACTCTCTCACTACCCTCGGTCAGAATGACCCACTGGGTGAATACAATCGTGAGTTGTGGAACTCCGGTGACGAAAGCCTGAAGGAACAGGTCCGTAAGCAGAAGCGTAAGTTGCAATACTACTCCAATGTTTATATCGTAAAGGATCCCGGCAACCCCGACAATGAGGGTAAAGTGTTCCTGTTCAGGTATGGTAAGAAGATCCATGACAAAGTTATGGATGCTGTGAATGGTGATCAACTGGAAGGTCGTGAGGGTATTAACCCCTTCGACTTCTGGACTGGTGCTGATTTCAAACTCCGTGTGAAGAAAGTAGCAGGTTATCCTAACTACGACTCTTCTGAGTTTGCTCCTCCAGGAACACTGGAAGACCTCGATGATGCTCAGTTAGAGTCCATCTGGAACCGGTCACATGGTCTGGCAGCCCTTGTAGCAGCCGATCAGTTCAAGTCCTACGATCAACTGAAGAACAGGCTTGACCTTGTTCTAGGTCGTACCTCATCGGTCCCAGCACCTTCTGCTCCCACACAACCAGCTCCAGTAGCTGCCCCTGATGTGTCAGCAAAGCCCGTGTTTGAACCTACTCCGGTAGAAGAACCAGTAAGTAAAGCTGGTGAAACTACAGAGGAAGAAGGTGATGATGTGATGGATTACTTCAAGAAACTGGCTGAGTCCTGATAATACTAAAGGGGTCTTACGACCCCTTTTTTATTAGTCTTGTTGCCTCTGTTGAACCGAACTCCTCAGAGCGTTAGAAATATCAGTCTCACTCTTCTGATCTTGTAGTTTCTTATAATAATTACGAGAATCCCTTTGGATGTCCCAGATGTATCGTTTATCTACGATCTGAATCTGGGACTTTTTATTGTTTAGTCTAGTCTCATAAAGATAATTACTAACAACAATTGGGTAGGCAACCCGTCTGGTTACATCATCATATTGGTACTCAGCTGACCAGTTTTCGTCAACATACATCCCACCAGGAATCATAAGTAAACCCTGTTCATTATATTCGTCTTGAGTCTCGTAATGATGAGGCATTCCTGCGATTTCTTCACCACCATACTTGTCTAGAATATACTCATCTAAAGCCGTATACGACAAAGGCCACTGACTACTATAGTCTGTAATATCATTGACCTGAAGAACCATCCAATAGAATTGTTCCTCACCATATTCCTTATAAGCAATCTGGTCTGGTCTCTCTCCATCCTGAACGACGTAATCCACATATAAAGTATCAGTTCGTTTAACGTCCTTTCTGATACGAAGCAATCGAAAGTAATCTTTGATTACAATATCATTAGTCCGACCAGCTTTGTTAATGGAAACAGAGTAAACAAGGTCGGGAAGATTAGAGAAATAAGTTGGTGTAGACATTAGAAACCACCTCCTAATGGATTCTGCTGATGATCTTTTCTGGTAATAACTTCAACTTCATGGAAGTTTAGTTGGATGTCTGTTCTAATTGGATATCCGTTGGCGAAGGTAGCGTGCATATCCAGTCCGGCATTATACTGAACACCAATATTTGTCATGGCAGACCTTTTAAACTTATTCATCCAGGTGGAACCAGCACCACCATACTTAACAGACCAGACAGCAGGGATTTTATACTTAGTTCCTTGGTCCTCTGGAGTACTCCAAAGTTTAAAGTTTAAAAGAATCTGACTGACGGTAGATGCCTCTATCTCATCCTTAGGAATGAAAGAGAAATTTAAACCAAAACTTCTCAGACCTGGTCCTTCATAAAGAAGTTCAATGTTAGGGTTGAATACTTCTCCTCTGGAGTATGCCATCATTTGGTTCGCAGATGTACCAACTATCTGACCAGCTTTTGATATAATACCTTGTCTTAAAGCATCGGGGAGTTTCCCTACATTATTACCTGCTGCTTGAAGTCCGTTCATAACCCCATAGCCACCACCCATACCTTTACCAATACCATCAGAGGCACCACCAACAACAGCCCCGGCGATGTCCCTCTTAATTTCACCTAAAGGACCCTGAAAAGCTTGCTTCTCCCATTGCTGTCCGTTCTGCATTGCCGGTGTAGAGTTAGGCATATACAAAACAATAGGTGGGCCCACTGCCGGACCATTACCACCGCCTGCATTAGACCTATATTCATGTGGGGTCAGAGTAATAAAATCACCACTCTGAACTTCCGATGGGTATCTAAGCATGTCAGTTACTCTTGATAGATTTAATAGGAAAGTTCATCATATCATTTAATTCTTCGTCGTGTATTTGATGAATGTTAGTTAACACTTCCCTCCAGGTGTATCTTCTAGACTCCTCCCAGTGGAAGTTGTAACCAGTGAAGCCCCACGGGAACACACTAGTGCAGACAATGAAAGGATACTGATCGTATTGAATTCCTTTCGTCTTTGCTTTATAGACAAACACATAATATTTATCAGGTAATGGAACAATCTCACTCGGAGAAAGATTATCCATCAACAACTTCATATTATATGTTGGGTTACTCGATGTCCTCTTCAAAAGAGGCTTTACCCTGTTCATGCCGTTTCGGTTCTAGGGTTAGCGTTCATACTATAACTCTCAAACATAAACGAGACATCGAATGTAGCATACGAGTCTGTTCTATCAGAACCTAAAGAAATAGATCCTAGTGACATAGGAAAGGCATTGATGAACTCAAACTCTAGGACTTTATTATATTGGTTCTCATAACTGGGTCCATTGGGAGGTGGTGTGCCTCTCTGAGATCCGGGAAGTTCTAGTTTGGCAAGAGTGATAGGGGCAACAATTCTTCTATAAAAGGACATTCTCTGTGTCCTATTCACTCCAGTTTGATTGGCACCAAGAGGAGTGGTGGTGTCAAGCCAATTTCTTAAAGATTTATAGGCATTATATGTCTTGTCTGCAATCAGTGTGAGGGTAAGTGGCTTACCATACAACATCTGTGTGGGTTGGTCTCTCACGATACCCATATACTCGTGACCATTAGCGGTGATGGTATTGACAGAAGTCTCAGGTAGAGAAACAGAAACACAATATAAGCCAACATACTCATTCGTAAATGGAGTAACACCTCTATCAGCAAATACTGGAAGATTAACAGAATATAATGTGGGTCTTGACAACCCCCTACTTAGGAGTGCCTGTGCTCTTGGATATGACATCCCAAATAAATATGCTTGTGGAAGTATTTATCAGGTATGTCGAAGACTCTACAAGGAAAATTCAGACCCAGAAACCCAGAGAAGTATAAAGGGAACGCAGGTAATATACTCTTTAGGTCATCTTGGGAGATGAAGTTCATGCACTATTGTGACCTGAACGAATCAATACAATCTTGGCAGAGTGAAGAGAAAGCTATATGGTACTATGATCCGGTCGCTAAGAAGAAGAGAAGATACTTTCCAGACTTTATCATATACTATAAGAGAAAAGATGATATAATGGTCACGGAAATGATTGAGATAAAACCTGCCTCACAAGTTAAGGGACCACCAAAGAACCCAAAGAGAAAGACAAAGTCCTGGATGACAGCAGTTCAAACTTTTGTCACCAATAGTGCCAAGTGGAAAGCGGCAGAAGAATATTGTGAAGATAGAGGTTGGAATTTCAGAATCGTGACGGAAAAAGAGTTAGGACTCACCCTATAAATAATAGCATCTACTACATTATATTTCGTAATGGCACTGCCTAAACAGATTAGACCAGAGTACAATACAACTATCCCAAGTAGTGGGAAGAAAATAAAATATCAGCCGTTCACAGTTAGAGAAGAGAAGGTTCTTATTCTTGCAGCAGAGAGCCAGGAAATGGATGAAATCTCCAATGCTGTTGCTAATGTTTTGAATAATTGTATCAGTCATCCAGTTGATTTCAAAATCGATGAACTTGCCATCTTCGATATTGAGTACTTGTTCCTAAAAGCAAGGTCAAAATCAGCAGGTGAAACTATCAAAGTTGTCATCCGTGACCCAGATGATGAGAGTTATTCGATAGAACACGAGATCGATATTGATAAAATTCGTGTTGTCAAGACAAAGGATCATACAAATCTTATCGACTTAGCTGATGACATCAAAGTCAAGATGAAGTATCCTGGTCTTGAATTCTTTACAGAAGGTGTCAAGATTGACAACATTGGCGATAGTTTAGAGACCGTGGCTAAGTGTATCTCCTCTATTGTTGTAGGTGAAGAGGTGTATAACTCTGCCGATATGACAAACGAAGAGGTGACTGAGTGGTTGGAAGGTATGACAACGGAACAATTCAAGAAACTGATGTCATTCTTCGAGACGATGCCCGCCATGAAGCACGAGATTAAGTTAAAGAACCCAAATACAGGTAAAGACTTTAGCGTTACATTACAGGGGCTGGCTGATTTTTTCTAACAGGGATGCTTCATAATAACCTCATCAACTATTATGAACGCATCTTTGCCTTTAAACAATATCACAAGTGGAATATCTCAGAAATTGAGGACTTGCTTCCATGGGAACTAGATGTTATGACTTCCCTTCTATCCAACTATCTGGAAACAATAGAGATGCAAAGGAAGCAAACAGCACTGAACCAAGAAGCTATGAGATAACCCGATAAATAAAGATAAAAGATAGCTAATAATGGCTTCCAGTATTTTAAATCAAATTTACAAAGAGGCTGCTGTAACATCTAAGGGTGTGGTTCAGATGAACCGTACCCTGAATAAGGTATATGACGATCAAGAGAAGTCAAATAAAAGACAAGATAAGTTCCTCGAAGACTTAAGGAATAGACAAAAAAGAGATGAAAGGGATGAGAAGAAGAGACAGAGTGATCTAAAGAAACTGATTGCAGGGGCTTCAACATCATCAGGAACAAAGTCAAAAGATACTAAAGAAGGATTTAACCTCGGTGATGGTAAGGGTCTTCTCCCTGCCATTACTGGTGGTCTCTCATTAGCATTTAATCTCTTAAAGGGTCTTCTGATTACCAGTCTCCTCAACAAACTGAGAGGGTTCTTTAGGTTACCTGGATTTGGTAGAGGTGGTGGACGTCCCATCCCTCCCACTAGTGGTGGTGGACGTGGTGGACGTGGTGGTAGTCGTGGTGGCGGTGGACGTGGTGGCGGTGGACGTGGTGGTAGTCGTGGTGGTGGTGGTGGCGGGGCAACAACCCCAGCCCCAACGAGACCAATACCAGAAGTAGGGGGTGGCGGAGCAACTCCCAAAGCCAAACCCGGCGGCAAAACTCCCCCTAAAGTTACTCCTCCCAAAAGTCCCACAGGAAACTCACCACTATCTGGGGCGGGGAATACCATAAAACCAACAGGAAGGGTACCTATCAAGCCATCGATTCCTTGGTGGAAGAAGATGGGCGATGGTATTGGGGGATTCATTAAAGGAGCCAAAGGTTTCCTCGGTCGGTGGGCAGGTCCACTGATCACCTTCGCCATGATGGCGCCAGAGATGAAGAAGATGTATGATGAGAAGAGGTATAAAGACTTAACAAGATATATCCTAGCAGCTGCCGCAGGATCTGCGACCGCCAGTCTCGCGAGTTCGGCTGTGACTGGTCTAGCTGTACTCGCCGGTATACCAACTGGTGGTTTTGGAGGTGTAGCTGTATTCCTTACAGGTATGGCTGCAGCCATGGGAGCAGGTAACTTCACTGCCGGAAAGGTTGATGAATTACTCTTTAACATGGGTCTCACAGATGAAGATCAATCAACAGGAGAACTCCCCAACGAGATACCACAAATAGAAAACCCAGATGAGTTGAGTAATGTTTCATCAAATAAAGACAAGTATGAGGGTGCCTTCGAACATATAGAATCACAGAAGAAACAAAAAGGTGGTGGCATCTTTGATGTACCAGGTCATGGACAAGGTGACCAAGTTCCTATGATGCTTCCTCCTGGTGCATTTGTCCTCAACAGAGTGGCAGCACAGGAGATGTTTGCTCGTGGTGGTTCCCCATCAGGTATGGTCCCCACACTACTAGAACCAGGTGAGAAGGTGTTTATGCCTGGTGATCCGCTGATGGATATGGCGATGTCATTTAACTCGTCATTCTCTCGTTTCCAAACAGGTGGTATGGTGGGACAACCAACCACTGATTCATCCACCGAGAAAGCAACAGACAGAGGTGGAGATAAACTAACAGGACTAGGTGGATCGTCAGCAGTTATTAGTGTTGGTAAGATGTTACAGAATCAAGGTTTTACCGTCAAAGAACACCCCAATTTTGCAGGTAGAGACTTCAACGAAAAAGGCACAGCAAGAGTTGGTGGACATAGTAAGAATAGTCTTCACTATAAGAATCTGGCTGTTGATGTTACTGACTGGAGGGAAGGTAATTGGCAGGCAAGAACAGCAGAACTTGCCGAAAGAATGTATCAGAAGAGAGAAGCCCTCAATCTGACTCAGATTATTCATGACCCATGGGGTTCATGGTTTGCGGGTGATTCAGCTAAAGGTGGTGCTTATGGTGGACATGATACCCATCTTCACCTTGGATTTGCCAGTGGAAAAGCATCAGACAAAGGTTATATTGGACCAGGTAATGCCGATACACCAGGAACACCCAAACAAGAAAGTGGCTCGATGGGTGGACTCGGTGCCGTTTTCGCACCAATCACTAATGCCATCAGTGGTGTTCTTGGTCAGGATGGACCCATAGGTAAGATATTCGGACAACTCACTGATCAAATGAGTGGTTTGATGGGTAAGGTGATGGAGGAAGTCAATAGCCCAGAAATACAAGCTATAACTTCAAATTTACAAAAGGAGATGGGTAAAATAACCTCAGCAATATCCGCCGAAATGGGTGGAAGTTCCCCCCAGGTTTCACCCACTGCACAGCCATCATCACAACACATGAAAGTTATCAGAGATGCAATGGACCCAGAGTCAAATGAAAGTCCCACTGTAGTTCAGGTCATCCCCTCTCAAGAAGAAACCAAACAGGCAACTGTTAGTGGAACAGCCAATCAAAACCTACCACCAGGTTTAAGTACCAGATGTTCTTCTTGGGCATCGGCTGATTACAGGTACGACAGAAGCCTTAACTGTGAGACATTATGAACGCAGCTATAGCATCAGCATCCTTACTTGGATTTGGAGATAGGCCAGCATCGATTGCCTTTCAAGAGTTTGGAATAACTCTCAATAGCATATACACCACACAACAAAAACAACTGAAGGAAGAAACAGCTTCTCGTAAGTCAGTCACAGATGAATACAACAAAGAACGAAGAAGTAAAAAGAAAAGTCAATCCGACTTAGCTGATATTCTTTCCGGTCTTAATAAGACAAACTCAAGTAGATCCAAGTCGGGAGCAAAGACTGGTAAAACTAATAATATCATGTCTAACATCCTACTGGGCGCGGGCGTCGCACTAGCAGGTAAGGCATTGTATGACGCTGTCTCTACACAAGTATTTGAGGGTGTAAAAGATAGTGTAGAGGATATGATAGATCCTATTATGGATGCCTTTGAGGAGGTACTTTCACCGATCAGAGACTTCTTTGGTGGTGGAGAATCATCAAACGAGGGTGAGCCTATAGAACCAGCAAGTGGAGCTGTGCCATCCACTGGGGTTCAAAGTGGTTCGACTAGGGTCTCAACCGGCAAAACACAGGCAAAGGAAATAGAACCGGACGCATCAAACAAAGAAAGATACAAAATAATTTACGATGCAGCCAAGTCACAAGGTGACCCCATGCCTGAGTTGACTGCAGCTCAGGCTATGTTCGAGTCAGATTACCTGAGAAGCACACTCGCAATGGAGGGTAACAACCCCTTTGGACAAAGTGGATCTGGTGATGATGGTAAAGTAGACTATAAAAATGCCAGTGTTGTGAGTTCCACGACCGGATGGGCAAAGTATTCTTCTATTGAAACGGCAATCACAGCCAGAATAAAGAGGTGGTCAAAGAAAACACCACAGGGTAATCCAGGATACGGCACATACAAGTCACCCATGGCAGCCATGGAGGGCATCATTGAAAACTATGCCCCAGCAAAGGATTCTAATAACCATGCCAACTATCTGAGTGGTGTAGAAAGAATCATGAAGGACAATGGGCACAACCCTCATAGGAAACTCGCTAAGGGTGGTTTTGCCAATGGGAAGAAGTTCAAAAAGAAGAGGAAGAAAAGAAAAGGCAATGGACCAAAGAGTGAGGATACCATTGAACAGGGTAAGATAAATCCCCTCAAGAGACAGAAGGGTGGTAAAATCTTTCTTCACTGGGCAGCCAGTGAATATTCTAGTGCATCACCTAACTATCACGCTACCGTTCAGGGTGATGGTTCAGTAGCAAAGACCAGAGACTATAATAGTTTCGGTGGTGGTCACACCTCAGAAAGAAATAGTGAAGGTATTGGTATCAGTTTGGCTGCTATGAAGGGTGCCGAGACTGAAAACTTTGGTAAGTATCCCGTAAAGAAGATACAATATGAGAACATGGCTAAGTTGTGTGCTCAGATTCTCACCAGTTGGGGACACGGACCTTCTTATGTAAATGAAACCAACGTACCAACACACGCAGAAGCAGGAAGACAAGGCGATAGTTTAGGTAACTATGGACCTGTTGCTTGGGGTGGTGATGGTACTAGGTGGGACTTATGGAAACTATATGAGAATGATGCCAACGGTTCTGGTGGTCCTAAGATTCGTAATATGATTAAGGGCTATATGTCTTCTGGCGGTAACATTGAATTAGAATCAGAAGATGCTTCAACTTATATCGAAGGACCCTCCTCACCAAGTTCATCATCAACTGTACCAAATTCAGGCGGAGCAATACCATCGGCACCACCTCTACCACCACCCCCGAAGACATTTGACCAGGCAATTGATGACATAGCATCACAAGCACTAGCCCCTCTCATGGGTCTACTTGGTGCCCTGTCAGGTAGTTCACTACCCTCAGGTCAAACATCAGAAGAAGCACAACCTACAAGTAGTAGTCCAGGGGCAGCCGGTGCCGTCTCAATAACTAACCCCAATGCCCGAGCACTCCTCAATGCCATCTCCGATGCAGAAGGTACCAGTGGTCAACCAAACAATGGTTATAACACCATGTTTACTGGTAAACAATTCAACACCCTGACTGATCACCCAAGGCTAAAACAAAGTGGTGGTGGACACACCTCAGATGCTGCTGGTCGTTATCAATTCCTCAGCACAACTTGGGATAATTATGCTAACGGAAGAGACATGTCCCCATCCAATCAGGATGCCGTGGCTCTAGAGCTCGTAGCGAAGAAACAAGGTGTAGATATCTCCGATGGACTCAGTAAAGATGAGGTCTATAAAATTGGTCGTGAGTGGGCTTCCATTGAAGGTGGACCCAATGGTATTGCTGGTGGAAGTTATAGTGGACAGGCAAAATATAGTGCTGATAGATTCTTAGAAATGTATAAAGCATATGGTGGTCAGGTTCAAGGATTACAGAAAGGTGGGGTGGTTGGACAACAAATAAATACAGGTAAGATGAGGGGTATCCAAAACGCTCATATGTCCAAACTCCGTGACGCACAGCAAAGAATGAAGAGAAAAGGACCGAAAATAATTCAAGTATCTCTACCACCTCTTCCATCACAAGGACCCACAGTG